CCGGTTTTACGAATTCCGACCCGGGTCTAGAAGACACATCCGAATCCTTTGGTTTGCCAGCAACAGTTGACTTAATGCTAGCACTTATCTCTACCGAAGAACTTGAAGAACTTGGCCAGATCATGGTTAAACAATTAAAGAATCGATATAATGATCCATCTTATTACAAACGATTCGTCATCGGTGTAGATAGATCTAAGATGAAGTTGTACGATGTAGAGATCTCTGCTCAGAATAATATTGCAGACTCAGGGCAAGATGATAAACCAGTCTTTGACGCCAGTCCGATAGGTAAACGACTGACGACGGAAGGGTTTAAGTTTTAAGAATAGGGAGCTTCGGCTCCCTTTTTTATTATATAAATAATGGATAAGTAACAATTATTGATGGATAATAATGGCAAAATTCGAAAATGAATTAGACATAGTTGCTGCTCAGAGATCAGTGACTAAGGTCAAAACTAAACTTTTAGAGGTATTTGTAGCCAATCCAGAATTGGCTAAATTATCTAATGTCCTTTCAGACAACAGTGCAGTTACATGTTATATCTTTTCTAAGAGCGTTGCTTTTAGAATAGGAAAGAGTTCAGTTAAATCTATTCCTGGATTCTCGACTGGTTTTAAGACATCCTTTACAAAAGGATCTGCCAAAGCGGTGTATGACCCATTTATTATTCCATTGAATATCTCAAAAGAGAATATGGTTGTTTTAGTATCTGCTCATTGGCTACTTAAATATCCAGATCGAGTAAAATCTGAATCAGATAAAACAGAAGCAGTTGAATCTGAACAAGTCGTACAGACAAAGGATGCATTAAAGAAACTGATTAAGGAATACGGCTCAGTTCGACTTAAAGTTGGAGATCATGTCTATGAAGTTGATGACTTTGATCAAGTCTCTGGTAGACCTAAAGCAGATATGGTATTCAAATACAAGAAAGAAAATGTTGTATTTGTATCTCATAAGAAAGGTTCTAAACCAGGAGACTTCCAACAGTATGGAGGCTTCTCGTCTGATTTAGGTATTAAAGATAGAAAAGATGCTGCAAAGTATAAAGCTATAGAAACCTTTCTTAAAAAGGTTGATGAAGTAATGGAAGCACTTGGAGTTAAAAAAGATTCTCAAAAAAGATATGACTTTAACAAGCTTAAAAAAGGTTCTAACTTTGCAGATCTGATTAATGATGAATCAGTCGCCAATACCGTTATGTTTGGCAAGGACTATAAGTCAGGTAAAGTTGGTTTAGATAACTGTTCGATCCTTATTGATGGAGATATAGGTTTCATTCCAGTTAAAAATAAGAGTCTTAATGTATTTGAACTAAAGGGTTCCTATCACACTACTGTGAACCCAGCATTATTGAAATCTAAGAAGCCATTTAATCTTAAAGAGCTTGGAATATACGCCCCAGCTATGTTCTTGATTAAGTCTGAGCAACAAGGACTCAATCAAGCCGGATATGCAAATGTTAGAGCGGTGATATGGCCTAATAACGCCGTGGTTCAGGGATACACTAAAAAGTTTAATGATATATACAAAGCAATAAAAAGTAATGATAAGACTAGGATCACCCAGATTAAGAAGGAATTGTTAAAATAGGTTACATCCTGTTACAATTCTGTTACAAAAAACTTGTTTACAATAAATCGGAAGTATAGTATAATATAACTATAGATGGAAAAGATGCTCAAATTTAAAGAATATGCAAAGCAATACAAAGATGGTGGACTTACAATATTCGATATCGATGACACTCTCTTCCACACTACCGCTAAGATACTAATCAAAAAGAAAGGTAAGGTAATTCACTCCCTTACCACATCAGAGTTCAACTCCTACCAACTAAAACCAGGTGAAACTGAAGACTTCAGCGAGTTTGCTGATGCTGAGAAGTTCTACAGAGAAGCTACTCCAATTAAGAAGATGTTTGCCAAAGCTAAATCTATAGTTAAGAATACAGCATCACATCCAAATTCTAAAGTGGTTATTGTTACAGCTAGAAACGACTTTGATGATAGAGAAAGATTCCTAGATACATTTAGAAAGTATGGATTCGATATCGATAAGGTAAGAGTAGAACGAGCCGGTAAGATAGCTGGTCAGTTTATTCCAGCATTCAAGAAAGCTATCATCATTAAGAACTATCTAGATACCAAGCAATTCTCAAAGGTAAGGCTATTCGACGATAGCATAAATAATCTTAAGGAATTCTTAAAACTACAATACTTATTCCCTATGATTAAATTTGAGGCATTTCATGCCCATTCAGACGGAACGGTTACACAAATAAAATGAAAACATTTATAGATTTTTTAACAGAAGAAAAAGATGAGTTAGGACATGGTTCTGACAAGTTAAAACATATCCATCATCCTGAGGATAGACCATTACTACATGGTAAAAAAGGATTCGAGCATACAGTTGGAGCTTTAACACAAGCTCATGAACATATTAAGTCTGGTAAAAAAGATTCAGGTTTAACTATGAAGTATGATGGATCTCCAGCTATAGTTTTTGGACATCATCCAAAGACTGGTAAGTTCTTTGTAGCTACAAAATCAGCATTTAATAAGAATCCTAAGATCAATCATACTGTGGATGACATTAAATTACATCATGGAGATAAGCCAGAACTTGCAGCTAAACTTTATCATGCATTAGAACATTTACCAAAAGTAACACCTAAAAAGGGCGTGTACCAAGGAGACTTAATGTTTAGTCATGGTGATGTAGTACATAATCCAGAAGGATCAGCTTCATTTAAACCAAATACTATTACCTATACTGCTCATGGCCAAGATGCCAACAAGATTAAAAATGCTAAAGTTGGTGTAGTTGTTCATCAACAATATCATGGTAATAACATAGAAGATATGAAGGCAAGTCCTACTATTGAGCATAAGTTCAGACAAAATGATGACGTATGGCATAAGACAGCAGAACATGATACATCAACAACTGATTATTCTAAAGTAAATCAAATTCAATTCCAAAAACATATTGATGCTGCTAAAAAGATTCATGACGAACATGGTAAAATGATGTATCCATTAACTGAACCTCATCAAGGTGAGGGTGGCCATATGGTAACTTATATTAATCAGACCGTTCGTAAGGGAGAAAAACCTTCAGCAAGAGGTCTACAACAACACATTCTAGACAAAGCTAAGGCAGCCGCAAGTAAACTTAAAACAGCAAAAGCTGCTAATGTAAAACATGCCGAAGCAGAAGAACACGTTAATCATATTCAAAAAAATAAAGAATATTATGATAACCTATTTAAAATGCATCAACACATTGCTAAGGCTAAAGATGTCTTAGTAAATACTTTGAATCAACATCATGGTGGTTTAAGTCATCATATTGATAATCAAGAAGCAAACCCAGAAGGATTTGTAGTTAATCACAAAGGTGCTCCAACTAAACTTGTTAACAGACAAGAATTTAGTAGAGCTAATTTATTAAGGAATCGATAATGCTTACATTTAAAGAATATCTCGAAGAAGATAAGAAGGGTCATTTTAGTCCTTCAGGTGGTATGACACAGAAAGGAGTAGATGCCTATAATAGAAAGACAGGCGGAAATCTTCAAACTGCTGTTACTACTAAACCTTCAAAATTAAAGAAAGGTAGTAAAGCTGCAAATCGTCGTAAATCATTCTGTGCTCGTATGGGTGGAATGAAAAAGAGACTAACATCAGCTAAAACAGCAAGAGATCCTGATTCACGCATTAATAAGGCATTAAGAAAATGGAATTGCTAAACTTTAAAGAATATATCAAAGAAGATAAAGACGAAAAAGGACATGGTTCGGATAAGCATCATGTCCTAGCTTTTGGTCGTATGAATCCACCGACTACAGGTCATATGCAAGTTATCCATAAGGTTCATGATGTTGCTGATAAACATAAAGCAGACCATACTGTAGTTACAAGTCATTCTCAAGATAAGAAAAAGAATCCTTTAACTGCAGCGCAAAAGCTTAAGCATCTAAAGAGATATTCTCCAAAGACTAGCTTTAAGTCATCATCTTCAGAACATCCAACTATATTACATCATGCTGCTGAATTGCATAAGAAAGGTGTAACACATCTTCATGTAGTTGTTGGCTCTGATCGTAAAAAAGAGATGCATTCATTATTACATAAGTATAATGGCCAAAAGTCAGGGCACGGGCATTACAACTTTAAGAAGATAACTGTTCATTCTGCTGGTCATCGTGATCCAGATGCTGAAGGTACTAGTGGAGTTTCAGGAACTAAGCAAAGAGAACATGCACATGCTGGAAATTTTCATGAATTCCGTAAAGGAGTTCCAGAGCATGTTTCAGATAAACACGCAAAAGAACTCATGCATGACGTACATCAAGGAAGTAAATAATTGTCAGATCTTAATGAACTATTTAAGGTTCTTGCCGAAGGTAAGAAACATTATGAAGAGAACGATCCTAAGGGTAAAAAACTTAAGGAAGTAAAACAGCATGCAAAATCTGATTTACAAAAACTCTTTGAAGAACTTTCTGTACTACAAAAGCAAGTAGACAAACTTGAAGAGTCGAAGGAATCTACAGAGCAAATCATTACTGAAGAGATTCCATATCAACCAGTCATTCATACACCTGAAGTAAAAGAAAAACAGGTAACCGATGACGTCAATAAATACTTAAAAGATAAATCATTCCAACAACCTAATCCTGACCTAGTTTCTAAAGATATAGAAGCTATTAGATTAAAAATGAAGTTCTTGGAACAAGCTATCGGTAGGATCGCAGCAACTGGACCAGGAGGCGGTGAAGTAAATCTCAGATGGTTAGATGACGTCAAAAGAGATACGATCGCTGATGGTCGTTGGTTAAAGTATTCTGAAGCAGACAAGAAGTTCGTATTCGATGAAATCAATCCATATGAGGTTGTTTATAATACGACACAAGTTACTACATCAACATATACCGTAGATGATAATGACTTTTATATTGGTGTTAACTATGCTGGGCCAGTAACTATTACATTGCCGGCATCCGCAAATTCAGGAAGAATGTTGATTATTAAAGATGAAGATGGAGATGCTGAGACAAATCCTATAACAGTATTAGGAACAGTTGACAATGATGCAGGTGGATTTATAATTCAAATTAATAACGGAGCCATTCAAATGATTTATAGAAATGGCTGGAGAATAGTATGACGTACTTATTTACTAACAATCAAGAGATTAAGAATGATATTGGAAATCCAATTCCAGTATCTAAAAATACTACGGTTAACTCAGATGCTAATCCAATATATGTTACTGGAACATCAGATACCAGTTTCTTTGCACCAACACAGTCAGATGCTTTTGGAAGATTAAGAACGTCAAACCCATTTACGTTGTTTGATTTGTCAATGAAGTACTCAGATAACGCACATATATCTACACAAACATCTGGAACAGCTACAGTAACTCATGACTCAAATTCTAGTTCACTAACAATGTCTATTGGTACTACAAATGGAGATTCTATTATTAGAGAAACTAGTAGAGTATTTGCATATCAACCAGGTAAAAGTTTGCAAATTCTTACTACATTTAGTATGAATCCAGACAAAACTAACTTAAGACAACGTGTTGGTTATTTTAACCTAGAAAATGGTTTATATCTAGAAAGAAGTAATGGCACTGCATATTTTGTGCTAAGATCAAGTTCAGCTAATGGTTCTCCAGTAGAACGTAAGATTGCTCAAGCCGATTGGAACGTAAATACATTTGGCGCATTAGATTTAGATAGAACACAAATATTATGGTTTGATATAGAATGGTTAGGCGTTGGTTCAGTTAGATGCGGATTTGTAATTAATGGTGAATTCATTCATTGTCATACATTCCATAATGCAAATACTGAGATCTCAACAGGCGTACCTCTAGCTACTACATATATGGGATCTTCTTGTTTACCAGTAAGATGGGAAATTACTAACACTGGAACAACAGCAAGTTCAAGTACATTTAGACAAATTTGTACAACTGTTATATCTGAAGGTGGATTCGAGTTAAGAGGACGACCAAAAGCAATTGGTCACTTATTAAATTCTACTTATACATTGGCTGCAGCCAATACGGAATATCCTATATTAAGTATACGTTTAAAAGCTGGTAGAGACGGTGGTATAGTTTTACCTAAAAACTTTTCATTAGCTCCATTATCAGCCGCAAACATTAGATGGAATCTTATACAAGGTATAACTACAGGTGGAACATGGGTTGACGCTGGTTCAGACAGTTCAGTTGAGTATAATTTAACAGCAACGGGTATAACATCAACACAATTTGTATATGAACAAGGTTATGTTATATCGTCAAATCAATCAGTAGCTGCACCAAGTACTGATCAATTCCCTTTTGCTTTCCAATTAGAAAGAAATACACTGACTAGTCCAAAAACATATTATGAATTTATTCTTGTGGCATCTACTACCACTACAGGTAACCCTAATGTAGTAGCTTCAATAAATTGGGAAGAATTAACATAGGAGATATTATGAAAAAATTAACACTTATAGCAGCAATACTTTTAACTGGTTGCAGCTTCATCCTACCAGTACCGCATGATCCAGCAGAAGCTGCTAAGCTTATAGACATTAAACAGAAGATGGAGACTTTAACCTGTGGAGCAACAAAAGACTTCCCAAGATGGCAGTCAACTGTTGACGACCTTAGATGGTTGAACATGTATACAGAGTTTAGAGCAGACCCACAAGCTAAAAATATTGAGGAACTATACTTTGCGATTCAAAAGGCAAGGGACGGATCAATACCATATTGTGAAGCCACCTTAAAATTACAAAAGACCCGTGTTCAGGTCATAGAGAAAGCATGGAAAGGACGCTAAAATGTCAGTATTAAACGAACTAAGAGAAGCAATGTCAGAACCTGGTATTAAAGGAGCCTTAGCTCAACAGTTACATGATATTACAGAGCAATATAATGATGGTATCTTAACAGAAGCAGAATTCAAAGACTTGGTAACTCAAATTGGTGACGTACAAGCAAATGATGAATTAGCTGGAGATGAAGTTACTTCTCGTTGGGTAGTAAATATTACAAAAGTGATACTCTCGGCTGTATAAATAATATTATAAGACAATAATTTATAGATGGAATAACATGAAGAACTACAGACAACTAATAAAAGAGTTGCCTTCTAAGACAGTAGTAATGTCAGTCGGCAGCTTCAATCCTCCTACAGTCATGCATGAGATGGCTTTCAAACTGGTTGAAAAACTAGTGCATAGTCATAATGCTGATCATGTCATCTACGTTACCGAAGAACAGAATACTCTTCCTGTTGACAGGAAGATCCACTTTCTTGAGCTTATGTTTAATAAGCTTAACTTTACAAGTATCAATGAAGACCATCTAGTTGAGGAAGTATCTAAGTTAAAAAATAGATATAAGAATGTTGTTATAGTTACTTCAGAAGATAAAGTTAAAACATTTGAAAAGGCTATTACTAGCAAATTATTTGAATCAGTCCAGGTAGTTTCTACAGGCGAACAAAATCCAGATAATAATAAGATCAGATCATACATGACTAAGGGTGACTATCAAGCATTTAAGCTTCAGTTACCTTCATCTATAAGAGATATTGACGCTCGTCGAATGATGAATGAGATGAGACAAGTAGCAGGTCTTGAAGTTCTTAAAGAAGAACTTAAGTTCAATATCGACCAATTAAGAGACAAATACTTTAAAGGCGAGATCTATCATATTGGAGATATTGTTGAATCGGCTGGTCATCAATATGAGATTATGGATAGAGGTTCTAATTATCTAGTAGTTGTAGATAAATCAGGTGAGCTTCATCGTAAATGGATTAAAGATGTAAGTCTAGTAGAAGCATGCTGGAAAAATTATAAACAGATAGGAATGAAGAAAAAGAACGGTAAACAAGTTCCTAATTGTGTACCTGAGGAAGTTAAAGAAGATCATAATCCGCAAGTATCCTATAAAGGATATACAACAAGTCATTTCCATTGCTGCCCAGAAACATCAAAAGCATTTAAGTTATCTTTAGCTGGAGAAATTAAAGATCCAGTTGCTATGCTTAACGCTATTAAGACAACCGATACTTATTTAAAGATCAATGAACCTAATAATAATAAAGGTCATGATCAAATGGTAAGTAATAAACATATTAAGATTGCTCATATTAAAGCAAAAGAAGCTTTATCTAAACTTGGTATATTTACACAACATTCTGAATCTTGGGAAAAACATAAGAAACAGCTTGATGAACTTGTAGAAGAAACTATTGAAGAAAGTAAACATGATAATGAGAATATTAAACGTTCAGCTATGACATATCAAGAGTTTATGAAGTTAGGTAAAGTACAACCTGGTTTTGTTAAAGATACTAAATTTGATAAAACTCCTATCGAACCAAATATTAGTCAGCAGATTGATGATCTTCAAGATTGGCCATTTGAAACACAAACTAAAAATGGTCATACACTAGCAACAAGAGACCATTTACGTAGACAAAAGGTTCAATACGCAACTGAATCAGCAGATCTTAAAAAACAAGCAGATAAACATACAGAAAAAGCTTTAGCAGCAAATAAAGCAGGAGATGATGAAAAAGTTAAGTATCATCAAGCACAAGTTGCTAAGATTAAAGCTAAGATGCAAAAAGAAGGATTTATTGCTGGTGATCTAATGGATGAAGAATTTGCTGTAACATTTACTGAAGGTCATGGTGGAGAGATTGGCGACGGCATCGGTGATGATGTAGCTAAAAAAATTAAAACTATACCACCTAATTTAGTTCCAAAGAAAGATCCAAAAGGAGTTCAAAGAACTAAAGATCTTAGTTTCTCAGCTTTCTATGAAAAAACAAAGAAAGAGAATGTTGATGTAACTGCTTCAGACTTGGTTAACTATAGATTAAAGAAGGAATAAATAATACATGGACAAATTATTAGCAACACTTAAAATAGCAATTGGTAACACATTTACCATGTACTTTAAATCTCATAGTTACCATTGGAATGTTGAAGGAATGTTATTTAATGAATTTCATACATTCTTTGGAGATTTATACATAGATCTACATGGTGCAGTAGATCCTTTAGCTGAAGAGATTAGAAAACTAGATGCGTATGCTCCTATTAGTTTAATGGAGATGTATAACTATAAAACGTTTTCAGAAGATTCATCATTACCTGGATCAGTGCATGAGATGCTCATGAATTTACTAGAAGCAAATGCTCAGACTTTAGATAGTCTAAGTAAATTATTTGACGAAGCAACAAAACAAAAACAACAAGGCTTAGCAAACTTTGCAGCTGATCGTATGTCTATTCATAAGAAACATGAATGGATGATTAAATCATATTTAAAGAAACTCGGAGATTAGTATGAAGTCATTAAAAGATATTAGAACTCAGATAGATGAAGTTTTAACTAAAAAGGATCCAGCAGCTAAATGGATCCATGATTTCGTTCATTCAGATAATCCACAATTTGCTGGTAAATCTATGGCTAAACGACGCCAAATGGCTCTTGCCGCATACTATTCTAAAAAGAATGAAGCAGCATTTGTATCTCCAAGTATGTCAACAGATATTAAAGGTGATTTAGAAGAAGCTTTCTTAACTAAAAAAGAGGAAGATGATTTAGATAACTTATCATCAGACGATTTTGTTAAAAAATATGGAAGATCAAAACATTCTCATAGAAAATCTCATGCAACACGTGCATCAGATGTAGAAAAGTTTACTGAAAGCCAAGAGGAAGATGATCGCCAAGCAGCTGAACATAATCAAAAAGAATTAGAACAGCAACAACAAGAACTTGAAGCTAAAAAGAAAAAACAAAAAGTTAAAGAGGAAGTAGAACTAGAAGAAGGTAAAAAAGGTTTGTGGGCAAATATCCATGCTAAACGAAAAAGAATAGCAGCTGGATCTGGCGAACGCATGAGAAAACCAGGTAGCAAAGGAGCTCCATCAGATCAAGACCTTAAAAATTCTCAAGAACAAGTAGAAGAAGTTCAGATTGATGAAATCTCTAAAAACACTTTAGCTTCTTATATTAAGAAAGCTCATAAAGATAATGCAATGACTGCAAATGATCTTGGCCATCAACTTGCAAGTTCTAAGAGACCTGGATTAAGTGCAGGTACTGATCCTACTTATACAAAAGGCAAAACCAAATATCTTAAACGTTCTGCTGGTATTGATACGGCAGTATCTAAATTAGCTAAAGAAGCTGTAGAATATAAAGGCATCGGCACAGATGTTGTTGATAAGAAAAAGGTATTAAATCCGCCTATTCCTTTAACACAAAAGAAAAAGACTGTTAAAGACTTTAAAGAACAATTAGAAATAGAAGAATCTAGAGGTCATAAGATTATTGCTACATTCTTAAAGAATAGAGAAGTAGCTCAAAGAGCTTTCACTGGCCAAAATAAACCAGTTGAAAAGAAACCAGAGCCAGAAAAGAAAGAAGTTAAAGAAGGCGAAGTTTACGATGAGAAATGGAAAAAATTTAAAAAAATTAAAGAAGGGGTAACTATGTTAAATTTCAATGACTTCTTAAAAGAAGGTAAATATGGAAGCATGAAGAAAGAAGAACTAAAAGGCAATCAGCATAAGCTTGACAAAAATAAAAACGGTAAGCTTGATGCAGATGACTTTGAGAAACTTCGCAATGAAGCTAAGAAGTGCATGGATGAAGATGACATGGACGAATCAGGTCTTCGTATGGCTGCACACTCTGCTCATAAAGCTGGTAAAAAAGAGTTTGAGTTCAAAGGTAAGACATACCCAGTTAAAGTACAAAAAGAAGAAGTAGAACCTATTGATGAAATCTCAAAAGATACATTAGCTTCTTATATTCCTAAAGCTGCTAAATCATCACGTATTCATGGTATGATCTCTAAAGATTATGCAAATTCTGCAGAACGTAAACGTAACCCAGGTTTAAAGAGTGCTCTTGATAGATTATCTAAAAAATATAAGTCAAAAGCATGGAAACGCGAAGATGGTATTGCAACTGCAGTTAAGAAATTAACTAAGGAAGACGTACAGATCGATGAAGGTAAGATGAAAGACATTCATACTTCAATGATGCATCATGCTGATAAGAAAGGTTATTCAAGCCATAAACAATTTACTCCTGCAGATTACGATGCAGTAGGTAAAGAACATGGCATTAGTGGTAAAGAACTTGCTGTAATTGCTGGTCATAAAACTGCACAGCAAGTTGCTAATGAAGCTGTAGATAAGGTTGAGAAAGATGCTTCAGGTAAAGTTAAATCTTGGTCGCATGAAGGTGATTGGAAAAAAACTTCATCTAATAAAGAAGGTTCTGGTAAAGCTGCTAATTTAGCTGGACAAGCTCTTAAGAAAACACAACAACTTTCTAAAGAAGAAGTAGAACAAATCGAAGAGTTAGATAAAAAGACTCTAGGTTCATATGTTAAGAAAGCTTCTGCTGATATAACAAAACGAGAAGTTAGAATTGATAGAGCGATGGATGCATCTGGTTCTAATTACAACGAACCTAGCATGCAAAAAGCTTTAAACAAAAATGTTAAACGAGTCGCTGGTCTTAATAAAGCTGCAGACAAGTTAGCTAAAGAAGAAGTAGAACATGTTTCAGAAGATAACCATGCTATGTCATATGTAAATGCTACATTAGCTGTTATGGATGAAGGTAAACTTGATGATCTAAGAGATGCACAAAAATTAAGAGCAGCTAATAAATCAGCTTATGATAAAGATTATAAAGCAGATACGAGCCACCCTCATATTACTACTCATAAAGGTACGTCATATGGTGGTCAAGCTCAAAAAGATGATGAAGGTGATGAGAAAAAAGATGATGAAAAACAAGAGAAGCGTGGACGCGGCAGACCAAGTGGATCTAAATCAGGCGCTAGACAAAAGGGTAATGGACGAGAAGACGGCGGTATTCCAGTTCACAGCCTACATTTGCCAAACCGTAACAAATAAATAAAAATTTAAGGAGTAATTAAAATGGCTTTATGGGGAAAATTAGATACTTTAGCGGCTTCGCCAAAGTATATCACAAGAAAAGCGTATTTCGGTACTGCTGCTGTTAATATAACAGACAATACTATCGACTTACGTGGTTCAAATACAGATTTTGCAACAGGTGATGGTGTAGTATATAATGCAAATGGTGGTACTACTCTTGGTGGTTTAACATCAGGTAATACTTACTATGCTTATCAAACAGCTGTTTCTGGTGTATTCAAACTATCAGATACAGAAGCTAATGCCAAAGCTGGTACCAACTTTGTTGATTTAACTGGCACAGGTAATGCTGCTCAGTTCTTACAACGCAATGCTGAAGGTAACGAATCAACAGCTCCAGGTAATGGAGATCATATCAATAATGGTATGGATCTATACTTTGTTGACGTTAATGAAGCACAACAACCAGAAAACAAAGCACGTGGTCTTAAGAGCCCAGGTTGGTGGTTATACAGATCAGGAACAAATGCTGATGGTTCAGTATATCATCACGCAGAATGTTTAATTGCTTTAGGTGGTCAATCAGATAAGTTACAAGCTACAACTGGTGATGCTGCTGACGATGCAGTTGTTGTTGATGCTACAGTTTCTATTACAACACAACCATCTAATGCTACAGTAGTTGAGCCTGCAACTGCAACATTCTCAGTAGTTGCTGCAATCACTGGTGCTGGTTCATTAACATATCAATGGCAAGTACAAGAAGGTGGTGCTGGTGCATGGGCTAACGTAACACGCGGTACAGGTGGTACAACAGCTAGCTACACAACAGGTGCTACACAAGTTGCAGCTTCTGGTACAGCAGACAGCAATGGTGATAAATATCGTTGCGTGGTCGGTGCTACAACTGGTAACACAGATGTTACAACAACAGCAGCAACATTGACAGTAACTGCTTAATAGAGATGGGGAGGAAACTCCCCCTCTTTTAATATGAATCAATTGTTGACAGAAGATAATTTTTTAACCTATGCAATGCATCATTATGATAATAGTCAATGTTATAGCATTGAGGAATTTAATGATGACTTGAAAAGGTTCTTATATCTAAAGAAACTTTTTAGTAGATATAAAAATGAATGTGACTTAAAAGAGAATTTAATTTTAAATCATCTTATAGTTATCTACAATATTTTTGGTGATAACGCTACAAATATGTTATTCTTTAAGATAGAAAAAGAATATTGGGATACATTAGTAACATTTTTAGTTTTTCTTAATAGGATGCCTGAAGAATTGCCTCAATATAACATAAAATTATCTAGAGTTAAACTAGATGAGTATATTATTAAGATACTTAGGAAGATTTAATGTCACAAGTAATAGATAATTTAATAGCTTACAGAGTACTCTCTATGTTGGTAAAACCAATTGTAGACACTGATGCCTATAAGTTAGGTATCGTCGATAACAAGGGTAGAAACCTCATAAAGCCTTCTAAGTTCGAAACTGAAGAACAGAAAAGTGCATATACCTATTTACATCGATTAGTCTTCAATATGAAGAAGATTATCAACAAACTGCCTGGAGGGGAAAATAAGTTAAAGAGTCTTGTTGCGGCGTATTTTCTAATTAAAGAGTATTACGAAAAGAATGATCGTTCAATAGCTTTAATGGAAGATAAGTTTAATAAGATAATGGATTCTGATGTTGTATTAATTGAAGAAACCATTCTTGTTGAGAAAATTAAAAAAGAATTAGACGAAGATGGGGGCGCCGTTGGTGGAGCTCCCGTTAGTTCTACCGCTGGTGTTACTGGTACTACCATAGATTCAGGTGGTCCAGTTGTTAAAAAGAAAGACATTGAAAAATATAAGAAAGGTAATGTAGCCGCAGGGCCAGTCGCTGGACTAGCAAGACGTGCTACACCAATGCAATAATGTGGTTATTAAGTCTCATACCAGATAGCGTTATATATGGGTTTATCCTATCCATTATGGGTATAGGAGCAGCTCTGTTTGTTTTTGGCACTTTTACAGTATTTCTACCATTAATTAGAGGATGGGGAATGCTAATGAGAACAGTAGGAACTATTCTACTTATAGCTAGTGTTTATCTATATGGTGGATATGGTACTGAAATGAGATGGCGTGCTGAAGCAGCAAAATTAAAAGCAGATATGGATCGTAAAGTTGCATTATCTGAAAAGAAGTCAAAACAAATAGTAACTAAATACGTAACAAAAACAAAAGTAATCAAGGAGAAAGGTGATGTTATCATTAAGGAAGTACCTAAATTTATCACTAAGGATGCTGACGCTAACTGCGTTGTCCCTAAGTCTTTTATCTTGCTCCACGATTCTGCCGCAAAAAATGAAGTTCCCGACTCCACCCAAGGAGTTGATGGAACCGCCAGTGGAACTAAACTCTCTACCATCGGAGAAACAATAACAATCAATTATAATAACTATCATCAGTTAAGTGAAAGATTAAAAGCTTTACAAGATTGGGTTAGTTCACAGGAAAGAATCTATAATGGCAAATGATTTTGAACAATTAGAACGTATAGTTGAAAAGCTTGACGTATCGATTGATAAGCTTACTGAAGTTAGTAATAATGTAAGTAGATTGCTCGCAGTACATGATACTCGAATAAACACAATAGAGAAAGACACTGTGCGCAACGAAGATGATATAAGAGATATACATACTAAGATGGACAATATAGCTAAAGAGATCAATAAAAAGTTAGACCAATCTATGCAGAATAGTGTAGAGGGTCATGCTAAGATACAATCTGCTATCGAAGAGAAACTTAAAGGTCTTGATGCTCGTGTAAGAGTGTTAGAAGTATGGCGTTGGTTAGTTATTGGTGGTGCAATTGCTATTGGATACCTAGTTAATAAGTTATATAAATGAAAGTTACTTTAAAAGAATTAAAACTTCAGTTGCAATATCATAAAGAGCTAAATCCAAAGCTCTGGAATGATTTTGAATTAAAACCAGAAGTCAGAGCTAAATTATTACAGTTTGCTGAAGTATGGAGAGAATATGCTAAAATACCTAAGTCAGCTGTTAAAGAAGTTATCCTTCTCGGAGGAAATGCTAATTACAACTATACTGATATGTCTGATCTTGACGTACATCTGGTTGTTGATAAATCTTTAATAGCAAAAGATAATCCATTACTTGATGATTATCTACAAGATAAGAAACAAATGTGGACGATGTCACATAAGATAACTATACTTGGATATGGATTAGAACCATACGCTCAAGACGTATCAGTGGCATACCCAAAACAACAAGGAGTCTATTCATTAACTAAAGATGAATGGATCGCCAAACCAGAATTTATTGGTGATGACATGTTAAAGGATCCATACCTTAAGAAAAAAGTTAAGTTCTACATGAAGATGATCGATGACATGATTAAAGGTCATATTGATTTAGATTCAGTCAAACACTTCAAAGAAAAGCTACGCGACATGCGTGGTGCAGCAATTAAAAAAGGCGGAGAATTCTCATTCGAAAACCTTGTATTTAAAGAGCTACGTAATCAAGGTTACTTAGATAAATTATCCAACTATCAGAGGACAGAGCAAGATCAAGCTTTGAGTTTATAATGCAAAATGAATTTTGGGGTTACCATTTAATATTAGATTGTCATGCGTGTAATGTTGATAGCATCAAGAGTTATGATAATGTTTATAATTGGATCACTGGTTTGGTCAAAGCTATTGACATGGAACCAATTGGTGAACCACGTATCGAATACACAGCCGCAGAGTTTCCAGATAAAGCTGGATTTACAGCTATCCAAGTTATTGTAACATCAAGTATAGTAGCACACTTCATCGATTCAACTGGTGATGTTTACATAGATGTGTTCTCGTGCAAGCAATTTGATAACATAGATGTAATCAAAACTATCAATGATTCATTCTCACCTAAAAAGATCCGAGCAAACTATCTAACCAGACAAGCTGGTTAATAATTTTACTTTAATTTAATTCTATATTATAATTTTATTATGAATAAACATATTGTCCCTTTGAAGTGGGTCATGACCACACTATTTACTCTTGGGGCTTTATTGCTTAGTTCAAATGTTAGCTTTGGAAAGCTAGGATTCTTTGCATTCCTAACAGCCCATTCTATAGCTATATACGTATTCTTTATTGCAAAGGATAAACCCCTCTTCTATCATAACTTATCATTTATTCTCATAGATTTATGGGGAATATATAGATGGTTCATTTAAGGAAATATTATGTCAGTTCGCCCATTAGGCAAGAAAGTTCTTATTGCTGAAATTAAAAGAGAAAACACTACGTCTTCAGGTATCATTATTGAAGGTAGAGATGCTGGAGGAGAATCTAGATCAGGTAAGGTTCTAGCTATTGGTCCTGAAGTTACTGAAGTAAAGGTTGATGATAAAGTATTATTAGAATGGAATAAAGCTGCTGTTGTAACTGTAGATGGAGCCCAGCGTGTAATGGTTTTAGAAGAACATATTGTAGCTGTATTAGAAGATTAATGTACTTTATAAGTAATCATGCATTAAAAATAATCACTATGATCAGTTTCATGATCATCCAAGGATGTGCTACAGAAATAGGTGTAAAGCAAATACGAGACCATGATTATAAAGTTCAAGGTCACTTAGATCGAGATGAGTATGATGAAATTATTCGTATTGTCAAAACTCATCCAGGTCAAACTATAAACTTTTATGCTTCAAGCAGAGGAGGTACTAGTCATGACTTATTTGATTGTATGGACACATTATATCAGCATGGTCATGTCTATTGGTATAGTTTAGATCAATGTGATAGTGCATGCGCAGTATTAGCACTTAGTACCAAACATGCAAGCGGTCATTTTAGATTACATAGTTTTTATCGTCATCATAAACATCATGCTGAAGCTGCTCCTGCTTATAATCATCTAATTTTAGATCACTTAGAAAAGTATGGATATGATACCACCAAATTGAATCATATGTTTCATAGTGTAGAAGAACTATGGGATATTACTTTAGATGATGGAAAGATAAGTGACTAATATAATAAAATTAATGTACTTTAATTACTATTTGAGATATAATTATACTATATGTTATACATCGACGCTAGATTCGTAGGGCAGATCTCCTACAAACTCAGAAACTTTAAAAAGAAATCGGACTACTATTGGAACTTCAGTTGCCCTATCTGCGGTGACTCTAAGAAGAACCCGTTGAAGGCCCGTGGCTTTATATTCAAAAACCAACAGAGACTAGTGTATAAGTGCCATAACTGTGGTTTTTCATCGAATATTGGCAATCTAATCAAACACTTAGATCCACTACTCTACAACGAGTACGTTCTTGAGAGATATAAAGAGAATACTTCAAAACATAACGATCATGTTAAGTTTGAGGATACTGCTATAGAAGTTAATCCTGAACCTATTCTTTATGATTCTATATTAGATAAGTTACAAAGAATTGATTCTCTTGATCTAGAACATCCAGCAAAACAGTATATTATTAAGAGAAAGATTCCAGCAGATAAATGGGATCTACTTTATTTTGCCCCAAAATTTAAGACATGGAGTAATAGTATTAAGTATCAATTTACAAATGTAGAAAATGATACTCCACGACTTGTTATTCCTTTCTTTAATAATCATGGTAAAGTATTCATGTATCAAGGTAGAGCATTTGGATCTGAACAGCCAAAATATATTACTATCAGACTAGATGAAAAAGAAGAGAAAGTATTTGGTATGGATCGACTTGATTATTCAAAACGCGTTTATGTAGTCGAAGGTCCTATAGATTCTATATTCCTACCTAATTCAGTTGCTATTGGTGGAGCAGGATTTGATATTCCATTTACTCAAGGTATAAAGACTAATGCTACTTTGGTTATGGATAATGAACCAAGATCTAAAGAGATATGCAAGTATATTGAGAAACTTATTAATGAAGATTATTCTGTATGTCTATGGCCAGATACTACACATGAAAAAGATATTAATGAGATGGTTATGGCTGGTAAATCAATACATCAAATTATAGAAACCATAAATACCAATACGTTCTCCGGAATGGAAGCTAAACTTAAATTTACTGAGTGGAAAAAATGTTAGCAATAGATTTTATCGGTGGTAAATTAACAGATTCAGAATATTCTCATAAAGCTGGATGGGCTCATTTAAAAGCTTGTCAAATATCTGATGCTCTTGGACAAGAAGTAAAAGTATTACATGGAGAATCCTGGGATGATTATGATACAGTATTCTTATATCATGGAATGGAATTTCAAGGTTCATTAAATTTATTTGGTGGAGCAACTCAAGAATCTGCCAAGTTCTATGAAAGACTTATTAATACTAAAACTAATCTAATATCTCTTGATATAGATATGCCTGATTACGGAGAACTTTGTAAAGGTAGATTAAAATCGTGTGATGACTACTGGCGTAATGTTAATTGGGATGCTGTATCAGCAAAATGTAAAACCATTACTTCTATTATTCATCCACTAGAATCGGATGGATTAGTTATTGGAGATAGCCATGCATTTTCTGTATATCAAAGAGGTTATAATGTTATTCGCAAGGATGCAAGAACACTTGCTGGTGTACTAAAGAAAACAATTAAAAAAGAAATAATTGATCAAGGTATTGATCCGGACACTATAAATAATATCACCATCTATTACGGCAATATAGATATTCGTCATCATCTTATGAGAGAATCAAATCCTAAAGCTGCAGTAGATATACTTATTACAGAGTATGAGAAACAAATTAAAGATTTAAATATAGAAAACGTAGAGGTTGTATGTCCTCTACCTATAGAAGATGAATCTCGTAGATTACCAAAGACTGGATATTATGAAGGTACTCCGTTCTATGGTACTCAACAAGAAAGAACTCAAATCATGGATTATATGGGATCTAAGATTATTGAGATGTGTAGTCGTAATAAATGGTCTGTGTATGAATGGCCAATAGAATGGTATACAGTAAGTCCATTAGCTTTCATGCAGACATATATGGAAAGACCCAAGTCGGTTCACTTGGCTCCAAAGTTCCATCGTTGGAATTATTGGACAAACGAACCAAACGAAGTAGATACAAAATCATCATTGGAATCATTTTTTGAATAAGGTCCTACTCTTGGGAAACCAAGCCAAATTTGACCTTCAAATAAACTGATATAAAGGAGACTATAATGTCAAAAATTAAAGTAGCAATTGTTGGTGTAGGTTCCTGCGCCAAATCTCTCGTTGAAGGTATTCAATACTATATTGAAAACCCAGACGACAAAGTAGGTTTAATGTATCCAGACATCGGTGGATATACTGTAAATGATATTGAATTCGTTTGCGGTTTTGATGTGGATATTCGTAAAGTAAATCATTCATTAAAAGATGCATTAAGAGCAAAACCAAATTGTGCAATGGATCATGTATTTGCAATCACAGATGCATGTGTACATCCAGATGCTATTGTTTATTCAGGCCCAGAACTTGATGGTATTGCTCCACATATGTTGGATTATCCAGAAGAAGTTTCATTTAGAACTGGAGCTATTCCTGCAGAATCATTTGATCGCGTAGTTCAATTATTACAATATCATAAAGTTGACGTTGTCATTAATTATCTACCAGTTGGTTCTCATGAAGCATCTAAATTCTATATCGATGCTGCAATTAAAGCTGGTTGTCATTTTGTTAACTGTATTCCTACATTCATTGCGACTGAGGAAGCACAAGAAGTTGAACAAAGATTTATTGATGCAGGTTTAAGTATTGTTGGATCTGATATGAGATCTGGATTTGGTGCTTCAAGATTATCTGAAGTTTTACAAGCCGCAATGCTAGATTCTGGATTAATGGTTACACAACATATTCAAATGAACATGGCTGCAGGTACTACACAAGGTCAAGAAACTATTAGAACTGGTCGTACAGCAAATACAGACTTTTTGAATATGGCAAAAGAATATCGATTAGAATCTAAACATATCTCTAAAGAGAACGTATTGAAAGGACAGAATATCGTTCGTAACGAATCTATCGATGGTATGACATTATATGCTGGCCCTTCATTAACTGTTTTACAAAAACCAGGTGGTACTTATGTAGGTTCAGATAATAAGATCGCCAATTTAGATATCGTTGCTTATGGATTTGCAGGAGCTCGATATGAACTAACCGCAAGATTATCTGTACAAGATTCTCCAAACTCTGGTTCAGTTGTTATCTCTGCAATTAGATTCTGTAAAGTTGCTTCTGAATTAGGTATCGTTGGTTTCTTACGTGGTGCAAGTCATATTACACAAAAGACTCCTCCATTACAAATGAAGATGGAAGACGCTAAATTTGAATGTGACGCTTTATCTCGTCGTATTGTAACACCTATGACAGAACCACAACTTAAAGCTAACAAACCAAAAGCTAAGAATCTTCCATACACATTCCAAAAAGGAAAGAATGACTACTCATAATGAATACATTTGATATTGATGGAGTAATTTATATTCGTAAAGGCCTGATCGGTGTTAGACCAGGTCCTGACGATATTATCATTACAGGCAGATCTTTTGAGGAAGAACCTGAAACTAGACAGATGCTTCATGAAGCAGGTATTAATAATCCAGTTTTCTTTAATCCTCTAAAGTTCGATGAGAAATCTAGAGAAGGATCAGGTGTTCATAAGGCAAATACTCTTAATAGACTTAAAGATGATGGATTTAATATTGAAATTCATTTTGAAGATGATCCAATTCAGATAACTGAGATCAAGAGACTTTGTCCATGGATTAATATAGTTCATCTTTCTCATGACTTGACTAATAAGGAAAATATGAGACATGTATGAGAAGTATCTCAACATAGATAAGTTCAAGGACTTCGAACATTTTCTTGTAAAGGTTAATGAAAGAACTGAATGGCAGTTTGGGCTGAGAGATGAATATGTTAATGATGACACAGTAGATCCAGCCCTTAATGCTGATGTCGAATACTTTGGTTTCAATATTCTACAAGATGATCGAATGAGATATATCATTGAGAATATCGTTACAGTTCCGACTTTATCTATGCCTAATAAGATAGGTAATACTATTATATCACACTTCTATGGAGCTCGTGGTATCCATGGATTGGTTACTGGTATATCAGATGTTAAGCAAGCTCACGTAGATTTTGAACGAATAGCCAAGGGAGATATTGACTATTTGAACGAAATAAAAAGATATATAGATATAGGTAGGCAACAAAAACAAAAGTTCTACGGTACTACTGAGCTTCATACTTCTATTCAAACTGCGGCTAGAAACTATTGTAGGGTCAAGTATAATGATCCTAACAGACAAGCTTCTCTTTCAGATATTATAGAATGGATTGCAAGTTGGACTGCCGACGGTACTATAGATAATATTATAGAGAATGCTAACTCTCTTAAGGCAATGTATGATATTCTTACTTCTAAACCAGGAATAGGAGAATATTATGGGTATCACTGTGCAACTTCAAACTCAGTTAATCCATACCTTAAGTTTCATCATGATGAATCTTTCTGTGCGCCAGGACCTGGCGCCAGAGAATCATTAGAGCATATATTTGATAAATGGACAGGTAAGAAATTTCCTTATGCTGACATGGTAGTTTGGTTAAGAGATAACCAAGAGAGACTATTTGAGAGAATAAATATTCATCCGTTCTTTCACAACTACAATGTTGGAGAGTTGAAAGTATTTGAACATGACCAACACAATATGAAAGTGTATGGTACTGAGGTAGGTCTTTGCCAATACGGAGTTTACTGTTGGCTCAAAGCAAATCCTCATTTGATCTCAAAACGAAAGATTGCCAGGGTAAATACCCAACAAGCAAGCGGTGTTTGTGCTGGCGCTACATTAACAAGTTTTTTAGAATAAGGTGGAATTGAATGAATGAATTAATTCATGGAATTAAGGTAGATTATTCTCGTGATTCTTTGTTTGACGAGTTAGGTCTAATAAGATTAAGAGAATCTTATATGACTGAAGAAGAACAAAGTCCTCAAGAAAGATTTGCCTACGTATCAAGTCAATTTGCATCAGATAAATTTCACGCACAAAGATTATATGATTATAGTAGCAAGCATTGGTTGTCATATGCTACTCCTATACTATCATTTGGTAGATCCAAGCGAGGATTACCAATTTCCTGCTTTTTGAACTTTATTGAGGACACAGCTGAAGGGCTTGTGGAAAACTTAAGTGAAACTAATTGGTTATCTATGCTTGGGGGCGGTGTTGGGATTGGCTTTGGGATCAGGTCTGCTGATGACAAGTCTACTGGTGTTATGCCTCATCTTAAAATGTATGATGCTTCTAGCTTGGCTTATCGTCAAGGCCGTACTCGTCGCGGCTCTTATGCTGCTTACTTGGATATTTCACATCCTGACATTTTAATGTTTTTAGAAATGCGTAAGCCTACAGGTGACCAAAACATGCGTTGCTTGAACTTACATCATGGTGTTAATATTCCAGATGCATTCATGGAGATTATTGAAAAGTGTATGATTGATGAGCATGCTGATGATTCTTGGGAACTAAAAGATCCGCATTCAGGTGTAGTCACAGAAGTAGTATCAGCAAAAGAATTATGGCAAAAACTATTAGAACTACGTATGACAACTGGAGAACCATATCTTCATTTCATCGATGAGTCTAACAGAAAATTACCAAAATGGTTAAAGGATAAAGGATTAAAAGTACATCAGTCAAATCTATGTTCAGAGATTATTTTACCTACTAACGAGAAGAGAACTGCAGTTTGCTGTTTATCTTCATTAAATTTGGAGTATTATGATGATTGGAAAAATGACAGTTTATTTCTTAAAGATGTTGCAGAAATGCTTGATAATGTTCTTCAATATTTTATCGACAATGCTCCTGATAGTATTCATCGTGCTAAGTTCTCTGCTTATCGCGAGCGTAGCATTGGGATTGGTGCTCTTGGTTGGCATGCTTTATTGCAGCGAAGGAATACTCCGTGGGAGTCCGCGATGGCTACAGGACTTAACAAGCAAATATTCTCACATGTACGAAAATCTCTTGACAAAGCAAATATCCATCTTGGAAGAGAGCGAGGAGAAGCCCCTGATGCCAAAGGTACTGGAAATCGTTTTTCTCATCTTATGGCTATCGCTCCCAATGCTAGCTCTTCTATCCTTATGGGTAATACTTCCCCATCAATAGAACCATTTAGAGCAAATGCTTATAGACAAGATACTTTAAGTGGATCACATCTACATAAGAATCAATATCTAGATAAGATTATAAAGGAGAAAGCTGGTGATAAGTATGATGACGTTTGGAGTTCGATTATCGCTAATGATGGTTCAGTACAACATTTGGATGATGATATTCTTGACCAATGGGGTAAAGACGTGTTTAAAACTTCTATGGAAATTGATCAGCGATGGGTTGTTCAACATGCGGCAGATCGCCAAGAATATATTGATCAAGCGCAAAGTCTAAACGTATTCTTTAGACCTGACAGTCATATTAAATATGTACATGCTGTTCATTTTATGGCATGGAAACAAAAACTTAAAACTATGTACTACTGTCGTTCTGATAAGATCGCTAAAGCAGACAAAGTATCTAAACGTATTGAACGTGAAGTTATTGCTGAGATCGATCTTAAAGCTATGACTGATGGAGATACATGTTTAGCATGTGAAGGATAAAAAATGCAACTTGAAGGTATGTTAAAAAAACTAAAAGATGCTGGTCGTAATATATTTTTATCAAATAATGATTCAGCATCAGTTAAAAAGAAACACATGGAACCTCATATCTTTGTAAAGATAGGTGATAAAAACATAAAAATAACCGATATTACAGTAAGTGATTGTAATATTTACTTAGAAACGGAAAATCAATGAAAAAGTTATTAGCAATAGTTTTATTAGCATTTGCAAGTATCTCATTTGCAAATCCAATAGATGATAAGTGTAAACAACATGTATGGCAAGGCGCACCAGTTAAAGCTGAAGGTAATAACCAGTATCTTTGTCGTATTGGTTATGCAGTTAACTATAACTATAATACTAAGGTTGCTCATTATGTAGTTGAACATGTAACTGTAGATCATTTAGTAAAGAATGCTCCACGTAAAGATGATTTTAGAGAAGATCCAGAAGTACCAGCTCAACATAGACAAACATTAGCAGATTATACTGGTATGGGATTTGATCGCGGGCATGTTGCTCCAGCAGCTGATATGACTTTTGATGCTCAAGCTATGTCTGAATCTTTTTATTTAACTAACATGATGCCACAAGTGCCAGGTAATAATCGTGGTATTTGGAAATATCTTGAAGAGAATGTAAGATATTGGGCGCAAGTTAAAGGTGAAGTATATGTTATCACAGGTGCATTATTTGAAGGTCAACCAAAGATGATGAATAAAGTTGCTATTCCATCTCATGTATATAAGATTGTGATTGACCCAAAAACAGGTAAACAAATTGCATATCTATTCATCAACGAGAAGCTTGATCCAAAACTTATAGATAACTATTCAGTATCAGTAGAATTAATTGAACAAAAGACTGGTATTAATTTCTCACCTTTATTAGCAAATAACTCCGCTGAAAAAACTAAACTAAAACTGAAAGAATTCTAAAATGTCAGATAAATTAACAGATACACGAAATCATTTCAAACCATTTAACTATCCATGGGCTTATGAAGCATGGTTAAAACATGAGCAAGCGCATTGGTTACATACAGAAGTGCCAATGGCTGAAGACGTAAAAGATTGGAAAAAGAAACTAACAGCAGAAGAAAAACTATTTCTTACAAACATATTTAGGTTCTTTACACAAGGCGACA